CTAATCCGTCTAAACGCTCTTGATTAAAGGACTTACGCAGAACATCCACAGCTTGTGCAAACTGAGGGTCATTCTTCATTGCGTGCTGAATACTGCCGTAATAAAACCCCATCTTATTTGCTGCTATGGACGGAAATCCGTGGCAATCAACCATTGTCTTTAAGAAAGCATCTTTTTTGTCGTCTGTAAATCGAACCTTTTGACTGGTGTCGATCTCTAGTGTTGATAAGAAGTTTGCATAATATTTGTTGTCATGCAAGTTCTTAACTGCTTTATTGACGGCAGATTTCTCCATCTCCTTTGGTGATTTTTTTCTGTGTGCGTCTTTCAAATTGGTTGGAATATATAGTAGAAATATCATTAGATGAAATAGGTAATTCTTGATATTGTGAAATTTAAGGGGGGCGATGTTTTGCTGAGAAATATGTACGGGGACTAACATATATGCCCCTCGTCCTCAGCATCGCAAGGTATGGGGGGGGTGGTGTCCGTCGATAAAGTCGCCGTCCCCACTTCGCAAATACCTTTTAAATTAATAAAACCAATTCATTTCTGCCGTCCCTTTTAACTTCAATAATAGCTGCACTTATTACGGTTCTGTTCAATTAATACTTTATAATATATTCCCTCGGCTCTTGCAAGTCTCTATATATATAATTAAAAGTATTTCATTGTGTCGGCTTGTTTTGTGTGTAAGTTAAGGCAGTCAAATAATCACAAACATATACGCTTGAGGAGGCAAATATGAATAAACTAATACAATTCGACTCTTATTCGAATCAAACAGATAACCAAGATAGATATTTAGAATTAAGACATAAATATTTATATGAATTAAAATGGTGTCCTAGCACTAACATACATAATAGTATTTTTTCTAATAGTTGGGAACACATCAAAGGAATAGAGCTAGGCTTTAGATACAATAATAATTTTGAATATGATTTGATTTTATTACCATATCCAAAAGAAACTCTTTTTAAAGGGGGAAAGTAGGATGAGGGATACTAAAAAACTATATGTAACAATGACCGATAAATTTATGTCGGGTTGGGGTTTAGCAGATAAAAAAATAAACAAATTAGTCTTTGAATGTGATAACTATTTAGAGGCTAGGAAGTTACAAGGCTATGCAGAAACAAGGGAAGAAATGAAACATATTTCAATCTGTTGTAATTACCCAAAGCACTTTTTTAATAACTCTAAATACTTTGCACAACTAAAAACTAAAGCAGATTACCCAATGTGGTATGGCTTGAAAGGATAATAAAACAATGAAGAAAATAATAACATTAAAAGCCAATGATTCAGTCTTTGAACATTCAGAGAAACCAAAGGAACTAAAAAGCCTATTAAATGAAATTGAATTTCAAGCTGAGCAAATTGGTTTAGGTAGCTTGGATAATCCAAAGCCTACAAGTAGACATAAACTAGGAATGCAATATAAAATCATTATGAAGAGGAATGGCAAAGAAATAGATTTTGATTTTACAGAGTCTATTTATTCCACTTGGGGAGGTGGTCGAACATTTCAGAGTAAGGAGAATTATTTTATGATTCAAAGACCTTACAAGCAAGTAAAAGATCTTTTATATAGCGTTCTAGCGTGTTCTAGGATGGATTACTATATAGACACAGATTTTGACTCGTTTTGTGATGAATTTGAATACGATAAACACGATGAAAGCGGAATAAAATGGAATGAAAAAACAAAGGAATTGCACTATAAGTGCATTAAGCAATCATTACTATTAAAAGAAATATTCTCAGAAGATGAGATTGAATATTTACCAAACTAGAGGAGCGTAAACAATGAATAAAGCAACAAAAGAAAAAATAAGATTATTAAGATTAAAATCTAAAAGATGGAGTTTTCAATATGGAAAACATAAAAGATTAAATATTGTGATAGGTTTTTGGATTAATAAATACGAGATGCCTTCAGATACTTTCACTCCAAATTTTAAGCATCATTTTTGGTTTGATTTTGAAATAAAGATTTTGAAAAAATGGTTTGGATTTAATATTGATAAAACATTAGGTAAAAAAATATCAACAAGAAAAAGTTATAAAATGGAGTCTCAATAATGCAGCTAGAAATCATTTTAATCTGTGGGTTGATATTCAGCCTACAACAATTAAGAATCATTGATTTACAAGAAGATCTTAATCAATGGAAAAATACAAGTTTATTAAATCAAAGGGAGAAAAAACAATGGAACAAAGTATAGAAATGTTGCAAGAACACTTTAAAGATGCAAAAGACTATTTTAAACCAAATACTAAAATAGAAATGGAGAAACTTGGTTTTAGTGATTCAACATGGTATCAAGAATTAACACCATCTTACTTATTATGTGATGATAAAGCCAATATACAAATAAGAGTTTGGTTTCCTAATTCAGTAAAGATTGATGATGATATGAATTTTACAAACTATTCTATAACATATGTCAATGAATATAAAAAGATTTGGAACGATGAAATCTTTACAAGTAAAGAACTATCTGAGATACTTGGTTTTATCAAATCAAACATTGAATTATTTAATCAATTAATCAAAAGAGAGGTATAACAAATGCAAGTAAAAGAATATTATAAAATCAAATATGATTTCGTAGTTGCTACCTTATTGGATACTATAGAAAAGCCATATTGGTATCCAATAGGTGCAGAATATGGAGATGTAATTTGTGTAAAGGATGATGAAATACTTTTGAAGAAAAAAGAATATAAAGAACTTGGTTTAAGAGAGTGGATTAAAATACAATTTGAACCACCTACACCAAAGAAATTCTTGGAAAAAAATATTACAAATGATTTTTATAAGTTTCCAAAGGATTGTTTAGAAAAAGTAATTGAAACTATGTTTTCAAAAGTATGTAAAGCACTGAAAGGATAAACAAATGAGCAAAATAAAAGAATACCATCTACAACTAGAGGAAGAAGGGACCAGAGAAGAGCGTAGGAAGGCTCTATTTGGTAGTTTTTTTGAAAATCCTATGGTAAGTAAGGTTAAACATAGATTAAAGAGAAAAAGGAGGGATTAAATGAAAGATTATAAAGAGTTCTCAAAAAAAGAATATCTATCATCAATAAAAAAGTATCTTAGCTATGTTGGATTGCAAAGTGATTCAATTCTATATCCATTTGAGACAATGAATAAAGAACAATTACACTCAGTGTTAGGGTTAGTTGCTTTAGTGAAAACAGAAACTGAAAAAGGAGAATAAATAATGCCAATAGGAGGAGACCTATCGCAGAACAAATGCGATAATTGTGATTCATTCCTGATATGGAATGAGTTTGGTAATAGTCGTAGTGATGAATCGCAGCTAGAGGAAGTTTGCGAGGAATGTGAATCTAGTTGTACAGATTGTGGCACATTTAAAAATTCAGATGAAATATATGGTGGTATGTATCTATTCAATAAAGAAGATACAGATGGAGAGATAACACCAAAGTTATATAGTTCTGATGATTTTTTATGTATGCCATGTATTAATAAAAAAGAAAAACAAGAGGTATAAAATGAGTTATGATTATCAAAAAGATAAGAAAGAAGTAGTTGATAAGTGGGTTAATAAATATGGTAGTATGGATAAAGCTATTTTTGAAATGAATGGTCATATTACAGATCTGAAAGCACAAGTAGAGGGTAAGCAAATGTTATTAGATGAGTTATTTAAGGGAGGTAAAAAATGAAAGTAATGAGTCAAAGAGAGAAGTTTATAGCAGCCACAAAGATAATAAGGGATGAACTTTATTATAGTGAATTACTTGAATTAAGAAACTTACTACTTGATGTTATAGATAACAAAGTAGATAGTGGTTATACATTAGATTAACACTTGTCTCCTCAGAAGGCTACCTGGACTCCGCTTAAATCTAGGTAGCCTTTTTTATTTATACCGATTGCATTTCAGCAACTACTCGTAGTAAGTCATCAGCGTCCTCAGTCATCCCTATCTCACGAAAAAAGGCGGCATGGGTCTTTAGGTGTTCAGCTTCAGACATCCTCCCTTCTCTCATCTCTTTCATCGTATGCTGAATCAGTTTGATAAACCGATGTTGGTTCTGTCTGTCTTGTGGTGTCAATTCATCTTCAAATTCATTCAACACTACAATATCAGCCTTTGACCTTTTAATGCTATTTAAAAGACCATAGACTATCTTGAGGGGTGGTAAG